ATTTAGTTGCTGAAATGCTTAAATAGTCGCGTTAGCACCGCTAAAAGGTAGCAAAAACCCGGGTTCGATTCCCGGGGGTGCTTTTGAAAAATATATCAATAATCCATAGGCGACCACCTCGCAGGCGACCAGCTCCCGTCGTGGTGGATGCGGTGAGAATATTTTTTAGAAAAATAAAGGAGGTTTAAGCATGATTAAATTTGATATGTTTTTTAATGACAAGCTGGAGGACGTGACCGAGGCAGATGTTTTTTTAATGATTATACTTGCTTGCAAGTCGGTAATTTGTACAAAAATGGGGCTTGTGTCGGTGACTACGTCGCCACCAGTGCGCAAGAGCTTGCGAAAGCTCTTCCACAACTTCAATTTGATTTAAATTAAAAATTTACCCTTGCCGCCATCGGGCGTAGGTGCAAAGCCAGCAAGGGTATTAATTGCGTGTAGCCTCTGAGACGGTTCGGCAGCCGCTCCAAAGTCTCCGAAGCACGCAAAAAGCAATTTACGCCGTCACTGCTGGCGGTCTGCACTTTGACAATTTAAAAAGGCTTTAGGCTCTTTTGTGGACGATTCTGCACCCTCCAGGGGCGCACCTTGTCTTATATGGCTTTAAATGGCTTTATTTGCCTTGCTTAAATTTAGGCAAAGGCGTATAATGGTTACACCCTTGTAAATGTATGGGTGTGGTGGGGCGTGTGCCCGGGTAAGCTTATCAGGGCTACCACTGCGCCCAAATTCCACCGCAAAGGGTGAGAGCTGGCGAAGGTCTGCCAAGCTCAAAAAATAGCCGGTGAATTGCGCCCAAATTTAAAGCAAATCAAGCAGCGCACAAAATCCACTAAATGGACAAATTGCGCCCAAATGTGTGACAATTCCAAAGGGGCGAAGATTGCCCAAATTCCGCCGGGTTAAATGCTTCTTTAGTGGGGCAAGTTCCACCAGTTCAGCCGGGGCAAAGTTCCACCAGTTCCACAAGTTCAAAAAAACAACTCAAAAAATGGGCTGTTTTTGAAGTGGGGAAAAATGGCTCAAAAAAATTTTTTGAGAGCAAAAATAAAGCGACAAATTTTTTGGAGTTTTCTGAGCGAATTTCAAAATTTGTTTCTTGAAAAAAATCGAGATTTTAAAAAGTGCAAAAAACACAGACGACCTGTGAAAAAAATTCTCTTTAAAAAGAAAGGTTCCCCTTTGCCCGGTCTGTAAGCAAAGGGGAATTGGTAATTGTTATGATATTATCTACAATAGTAGAAATTACAATAATTATATCAAATATTCATGCTTTGTCAAGTGCTACCCCATCTTCTGCAGTAGCGTCTGTACCCTAGCCTTAAGGATGACTTTTTCAGCGTTATCAATGTTGTTCCAAATGTCCACTAATTCAAGCATAAGTTCCTTTGTGAACCTGTCGAAATTATCTTGTGTTCTCTCTTTGTGGTATTCCTGTCTAGCCATTTCAGACTTGCTAAGTTCTTTTGTTTCGGACTCATCATCATGGTGGCTGGATTTCATTTCTTTTGCAATAAGCGCACTGTATTCAGCCTTACACAAGTCTTTTATCATGTCTACGACTGCACCTAGCTCTCTTGTGTCTACACATTTAATGTCTTGTGATAATTCATCACACGCTACTGCTGTAAGCGTTTCAACCATGCTGTGTATTCTTTCAATATGCATATCTCTTACACCTCCGTTTTAGTGGTGCTAGACACTGCCACCGACGTAGGCGTAGCACCATTTATTGATGATAGGTTGTTATTTCTGTCACAGCAAATATTTCCTAAAAGTCTAAACACACCACTTGTTGGCGTGGTCTCAACCTTTGCTGAGTATCGTGTGCGCTTTTGTATATCTGCTGCCACCACTTGTGTTCCGTCGCAGTTAAGTAGTGGGTATAAAACACTACCCGTTCCAACCTGAATTACAACCGGCATATTTATTGTTGCTGCCGAAGGTATGTTTTGCGCCGTCACAATGCAGTATTTGGTGTCATCAAGATAACAACCTTGTGGGATTGTGATAACTAAATTAGTTCCGCTAACCGCTATTGCAGTGCTTAACACTAGCCTTTTGCATAGTTTACATGTGTTTTTACATGCCATAATTACATCACTCCTGTTCTATTTTTAAATTAAAAAAGGGGAGGCACTACGCCTCCCCCCTAAGTTTGTCAGCCAGTTGGCGAATTAGATTTCTCTAAGATTTCCAGTATTTTGTTTTGGTTGTCGAGCATCTTTTCAAGGTATGCCCGGTCTTGTCTTCGCAATTCAGACATAATATCATCATTATTACTCTGTTCCTGGTTCTCTTGAAAATTCAAAATCTGCATAGCAAAACTAATAATTGTAAGGAAATCTAGGAAATCCCAGTTATTGTTGTTGTTCATTATGCGCATCCGCATCCATTACTGCCAAAATATGGGTTATATCCAGCACTGTAAGTGGTAGCACTTGGATAGCGCACTACACCACAAAGCGCACTCTGTAACTGCAGTTGGTTAATCTGGTTCTGCATATCAGCCATGCGGTTAGTAGTGATAGCGTCAAGTATCTTCTGTGTGTTGTTGTTCTGAGACTGAATAATCTCACAAGTTTCCTGTGCAGAATTGAATCTGCTCTGCATGATTTCCTTTTGTGTCTCACAGCAACACTGCTGTGCCTGTGCTGCTGCCGCATTTGTAGCAGCTACACCATTAGCAAAACCTGTACATAAATCTCTCTGCAAAGCGTTCATCTGCCCAAGCTGGTCGTAGCCAAGGCTAGAGATTCCATCTCCAAGTCTGTCAAGCTTGCCTACAACGGTCTGATTATTGAATCCTGCTTGCATTTCCTGTTGAGTAAGCGCATTGCCTCCGGCATTGTTACCAAATCCACCACCGCCAAATGCGAAAAAGAGAACAAAAATGATTATCCACCATGCACCCATACCACCCATGCTGTCATTATCCTTTGTTACTGCTGCTATGTCACTTAATGACATTCCATCTGAAAACATATTAGTTTCCTCCTACTTGTTTATTTACAAATAGGGAACCTTGGTTTTTATTGTCCGGACAAAACCCTAATATGTATCAATTTATTTCATGCCAAACTGATTTTTGAATTTTTGAAATTCTGCGTCAAAATCTACGCCACGTTCCTTAGCAATATTGCGCCCAAAGTTTTCTATACCTTGTGTATCGTTTCGACTAAGCATTTCTAACACATTATTTGCCTGTGGTGTATTTGCTCGCTTAAGTCGGTTAATCAGCTGTTGATAAAGCGTCTGTTGTGGATTTATCATCTCTTACTCCTTTTTTCTTTCCTTGTGGTGCCTGAGAATGCCCCAGAATATCCTCAAGTTTTTCTATCTTACTTTCCAAGGTATCAAAACGATTCATAATACCCTCTGTCGCTTCGCCTGATAGCCCTATTTTGACGTTTTCGCCATTCTTCGATAATTTGCTTGCATTAGCATTTAAAGTGCCTAAAACAGGCTTGTACGAAGTCATTTTAATTGTTCCATCTGCGTTCCAAATTCTGTGTTGAATTTCTGAATTGTCACGCTTAATAAAAATCGCACCTGAGTTATCCATAGGCACATCATTTGCTGTCACACTGTCAAAACTATCAACCATTCGCCCAGCTAGACTCCCCGACATTTGTGTCGGGAACATATTCTGTTGCTGATACTGCTGTTCCATTTGCGCAAGTCTTTGTTGCGTGTTCATTATTGGATTATAATTCATCATAGGATTGTAAAATGGATTGAATTGTTGCATGTCTATCTTCCTCCGCTAATTCCTCTAAAATATCTTGTATTACGCACACAAGCACATGTTGATTGTGCAATGTTAATGTGCGAACATCAGGATGCATAAAAATTTTAGTTGTTACATGATCTGCCAACATTTCTCTACCTCCATGTCTAAATTAAAGCATAAAAAAAGGCGGATAAACCGCCAAAAAACAGTAATAAAACCACATTAAAATATATCTTAGAATAAACCCAGCTTTTTCTCTTTATGTCCGTTTTCACCTAACTATAATCGTTCCGATAATTATAGATAGGGGAAAAGGTAACAACTTTATAGCGTTGTAAAGTATATATCCACCTTTTCACCAGTAATTACAACCTTATCAACGCAATCCTTAAGCACTTTATTTTTTTGTTTGTCCGTCAGTTTCTCCCAGCTTAGCAAATATTTACGCACATCGTTTAAATCTTTAGACTGTGCACTTGCCTCACGTTCACTTTCAGCTCTTAACTCCTTTTTTAATGTCTCCAGCTTCTGTTCTTCCTCCATGGCAAGCTCTAAGAGATTTTCACTTTCATTATCAGCGTACAGTGTATAGAATTTTTTTATCTTAATGTTTGTTTTATCTATCTGTGCCTGAATTAAATCCTTTTTGCTCTCGTGCTTTGCTTTTTCCGAAGACGAAAATTCATAGGTAAATCTGTTGATTGCATTATCTACCTGTTCTTCAATATCTTTTGCGACTGGTCTTACATTGTTGCATGAATCAGCTCTACGCATATAATCTTTACCTGACTTATATGTCGAATAGCAAACAAGCCTGTGATACGACTTACCGCCATAGCCTTTCCACTTTTGATAGCGCATTCTTGCGCCACACACGCCACAGAAGCAAAGACCTGTCAGCATGTTTGTGTTTGACACATACGCATTATTGTGTCGCTTTGCTATGCAAGCCTGAACTCGATAAAAAAGTTCTTCATCAACAATTGGTTCGTGCAAGCCTTTGTATACTTCACCCTTGTATTCTATCAAGCCTATGTTTGATTTACGTTTAAGGATTTGTATTACAATGCGTTCACCCTTAAAACCCAAAATCCTTGATATACTATCACAAGAATAACCATCTGCATACATTTGGAATGCTTTACGGACATTTTCAGCTTCGTCTTCCTTTGGGTGTAAGATACCATCATTTCTGTCATAATAATATCCGTATGGCACTCTGCCACCACCCATCCAGTAGCCTTTTTTAACACGCTCTACCATGCCAGCCCTTGTACGCATATATATGACCTCACGTTCGTACTGGTTCATAGCTGCATTCATTGTCACCATGATTTTATCCATCGGATTTTCAAACCTTAAATCCTCGGTCATAGATACAATCTTAATACCATATTTTGGTAAGACCTTATACAAAAGTGTAAGTGTATCAATTACATCACGGCTCATTCTGTCCAGTTTGTAAATATATACAGCTTTGATTTCTCCGTTCTCGGCATCCTCTAAAAGCTCGCTAATCGCCGGTCTTTCAAGCTTACTTCCACTATAACCGCCGTCAACATACCACTTATCAATCACCACTCCATTCTTATCACAATAATCTGTAATTTTCTGTCTTTGAACATCAAGTCCATATTTCTCTGTCTGTGCCTCTGTGGACACTCTCAAGTATGCTACATTGTGTTTCATTATGCCTTCCTCCTTATCAATAAAGAGAAAAGGCTAGGTTTTATTCTAGCCTTAACTCTATACCTTTTTTATTTCTTTGTCAATTTAGCGGTGATGTTTCCACTAATTTCTTCCACACATAATTTATAATTTTCCATTTCATCTATTGTAATTGGCTTTCCGTTAATATAAATCGTTGTCAACGTTCCTATTACCTCCAAAAAATCATTGATTTTACTTGATAGTTGCTTCTTCCGCTTCGTAACAGTAGATGTAGCCACACCCAGTTTATCTGCTATCTGGATGTCACTACACCGCCTACTTGCCATCATTAACAAGATTTTTTCGTCTTCGGTAAAATTGCAGTTATCTTCTAAGAATTTCAGTTCGCTTGTGTTCAGTTTGTAAAATTTATATTGCATTTCATCACCTCAATGCAATTATCACACAAAGCACGCTAATATCTTGTCGAAAAACCTATTCTAATAAATTATTGTTAGTATTCATTTTTTCTATTGCGTTGCGCAAGCTTTCAGGAAGCTTTTGCACTTCTTTCTCGCGCTTAAGCGCAACATTGTAATTTTTTATAAAGTTCGATTGCACAACATTTTCATTAAAATTTTCGTCAAGTCCCCACGCCCTAAGTTGTGCTGGTGAACCAACTGCTTTTTGAATCACCTTAGGAAATTTATCAAACTCTTCCTTGGCATGATATGTGCTGTTGCATATAGCTTTATAAA